TGAAAGGTTGGTTCCGTGAACTTAAAAACGGTAGACTACATGGTAGACTATGGGTTGTAGGTACACCGACATTCCGCTGCCGTCATGAAGTCATAGCTAATCTACCAGCTGCAACAGCTACGCTAGGTAAAGAGCTACGTCAGTTACTTGTAGCAGAAGAAGGACGTAAGATTGTAGGTGCTGACTCTAGTGGTAACCAATTCAGATCACTAGCACACTATGTTAATTCACCTGATCTTACTAATCAAATCTTATCTGGTGATATACATCAATATAATGCTGATGTTATAGGTACAGATAGACGTACAGCTAAGACGTGGATCTATGCATATCTATTCGGTGCAGGTGCAGCTAAGCTAGGTCAAGTACTATCAGGTAAGAAGTCAGCTAAAGTTGGCACAGAATCAATGGAGAAATACGGTGATGCTATACCAGGATTAAAGGTTCTAAGAGAAAAGATAGAATCTATATGGAAGATAACATCAGGTCAAGGTAATGTAGAAGGATACATACCAGGTCTTGATGGTCGCCGTGTATATACTCCTCAACCTTATCAAACACTTAACTACTTACTTCAATGCTGCGAAGCTGTGACTACAAAATCTGCTGTAGCTTATCAGATGAAGAAGATTAAATGTGAAGGCTTAGATGCAGAACCTAGATTATACTATCATGACGAGGTTGCATGGTCTGTAGCAGATAAAGATGCTGACAGAGTTCTTGAAATACTAGTAGAATCCTTTGCTGAAGGTCCTAAGAAAGTTGGCGTTGATATAATGGCAGGTGAAGGTTCAATAGGTAACAATTATGCAGAGGTACATTGATGACAACTATAAATATGCTTGTTGATGCAGACTCTATCTTCTTTAAGGTAGCGTATGGATCTAAAGATGAATCAGATTTGCGTGTACATTATGATAGGTTCTGTCGTAAGATGGAACTTACTATTAAAGATAAGCTAGCAAATCCATTTGATGAAGAAGAAAAGTTTAATATATTATATGCAGTAAAGGGTCGTGATAATTTCCGTAAAGATTTATATAAACCTTACAAATCTAATAGACCTAAGCTTGATGAAGAGATAAAACAGAAATTAAATTATCTGTTTAATTACTCTGTATCTAAAGGATCGATACCAGCTCATGGTATGGAAGCAGATGATCTTGTAGCTATCTGGGCTTATGAAGCTAGAGAAAGCGACGATCAATATGTTATATGTGGTATCGATAAAGACTTACTGCAAATACCAGGTAATCATTACAACTATAACAAAGATACATGGCAGTTCGTTGATGACGATCAAGCCCATAAGTCATTGATGTTGCAGTGTTTAACTGGTGACAACACAGATAATATACCAGGACTTAAAGGTATAGGTCCTAAGAAAGCTGAAAAGATTTTACACGGTATACCAGCTGAGCGTAGATGGAATGCTGTAAAGAAATCTTGGCGTGAGAATAAAGCCTCGCTTAAACAGCTTGATATAAGCTATAAGTTACTACGTATGTTAACAACATGGAAGGACTATGACGATATTAGAACACACCTTTATGGTGAAGCCGTTGTCAGCGAACAACATGACGTACCGCAACAAAGCGATAAAGCAGAGGCAGTACATCGACTATCAGAATGAACTACGTGATGAGATCCGAGGGGTTGAATGGCCTTTCGGATCAGATCAAGTAGAATTCTATATTGTAGCAGGCTTCTCTAACAGAGCAGCCGATCTCGACAATGTAATCAAACCACTCTTCGATACATATCAAGGAATCTTTGAAGAGTTTAATGACAATAAGGTATATCATGCAGAACTACACAAAACAATCGTGCCAAGAGGACAAGAGTATATATACGTCAGAGTTGGACGAGTACACGAAAGCAAAATTAAAGAAGGAGCAGCGCATGCAGAAGAAGCAAGCAAGCTCTATGAGAAGAAGGAAGATACGACAAGCTAAAGAAAGGCTATGGAAATGAGTAACTATATACAAACAGAATGCCCGGAATGTGATTCATCAGATGCATTTACTATTTACGATGATGGTGCACACTGTTTTTCATGTAACTATTCTACAAAGAAAGTGATAAATAATATGGATAAAATTAAAGAAATTACTACAGAATTTACAGCTGCTCAAGATAATATACAACAGATAGGAGAGCTAAACAGCTTTGCTATTACAAGTCGTGGTATTTCTAAGCAAGTTGTAGACTATTTCGGTATAAAAATGGCAGTAAATCCTGATGGTTCAGGTGGTTCTCATTATTATCCGTACACTAGAGATAATAAAGTGGTAGCTTACAAAGAACGTAGGCTTCCAAAAGATTTCATTACACACGGAGACTATAAACAATTACAGTTATTCGGTCAAAGTGTAGCAACAGGTGGTAAAATAGTTGTTGTAACTGAAGGAGAACTCGATGCTTGTGCAGTTGCTCAGGCATTTATGGATAAATATAACAAAGTATTTCCAGTTGTTTCAATACCAAGCGCTACAGGTACCAAGAGTTTACTCGATCATCGCTCTTGGCTGAGACGATTTGAATCAGTGGTGCTACTATTTGACTCAGATGATGCAGGAAATGCAGCAGTTGAACGTGCAGCTAAGATAATAGGTGCAGGTAAAGTTAAGGTAGGAGACTTACAAGGCTGTAAAGATCCGTGCGAACTACTTACTAAGCATGGTTCATACAGTATACTACAAGCTATATGGAATGCACCAACATGGTCTCCATCAGGTATAGTAGTAGGTGAACCTATCTGGCGAGAGTTTATGGACAGACAGACGACTATATCTGTACCATATCCAACTTGTTTGCAAGGATTAAATGATAAACTACAAGGAATAAGACACGGTGAAATTACTTTATTTACTTCAGGTACTGGCAGCGGTAAGTCTACTGTCATTAAAGAGATCGCTCTTGATTTACTTGATAAGACTAATAGTAAAGTAGGACTTATATCTCTCGAAGAAAGTATCGGTGATACTGCAGAGAAGTTTATAGCTATGTCTCTTCAGCGATCTCCAATGGATATCAAAGGTATTAAAGATGAAGAACTACGTAAAGGATTTGATACCATATTTAAAGATGAAAGGCTTGTTCTTCTTGACCATCAAGGATCTTGCTCCGACACTTCACTACTAGATAAGATCGAGTACATGGCTCTCATGGGCTGTAAGTATTTAGTACTAGATCACATCACAATCGCTGTATCTGAAGGTTCTGAAGGACGCACCGGTAACGAAGCAATAGATAAATTAATGAGTGATTTACTTAAGATTGTAAAGAAACATGACATATGGCTAGGTCTTATATCACACTTAAGAAAAGCTCAAGGTGATAAGAAATCATTTGAAGAAGGTAACATAGCTTCTATTGACGACATCAAAGGCAGTGGCTCTATTAAGCAGATATCATTTGATATTATAGCATTTGCTAGAAACTTAATAGCAGACGACGATATTAAAAGAAATACAATAGACTTCACAGTACTTAAGTCTAGGTTTACAGGTAATACAGGTAAAGCTGGTCGTGCAACGTACGATCCTAATACAGGTAGACTCAGTGCAATACCAGATGAGAGGTTTGTAGCTATATAATGCCAGATAAAAATAAACTAGATCAGTTATTCATGGAGATTACTAATAAAATATCTAATATGTCTCATGATAACGGTACAAAAGTAGGTGCTATCATTGTTAAAGATGGTAACATATTAAGTATGGGTTACAATGGCATGCCTTCGGGCATGTCTAATAACTGTAAAGATAAACACGGTGTAACTAATAAAGAAGTTATACACGCAGAGGCTAACGCCATCTGTAAGCTAGCGCAAAGTACAAGCTCGTCTAAAGGTGCCACACTATACTGCACGTACTCACCTTGTATTGAATGTGCTAAACTAATACTGCAAAGCGGTATTGAGAGAGTGATATATGCTAACGATTATCGTGATGTAAACGGTAGAATATTACTAGACGATCAAATTAAAATAGGTAAGGTACAATATGCAGGATCAACTTCATTATATACAGGAGAAGATACGTAAAGCTAAAGCTCATATCGCTTGCAGTCTACTAAAGATGTCTACTAGTGCAGACTTACAAGCCTACCTTGTGTTCAGTATGGATACTATTCAACAGCACTTCTCACGTAACAGTATACGTGGTAACAAATCATATCAAGGTGAAGCTAATCTAACTCACTTAAGTACTACTATAGGTACATATATTCTTGATGATATAAATTATTATCATGATGACCTACCACCTTGGGAATGGTTTAAACTACGTGTAATGATGGGTGATCTAATGTTAGAAGCATTCTATCAAACACACCAGATAAATATAGGTAAGAATAAGAATGAAGAGTTCGTACCAATGGAAAGTCTGGATCGTAGTCTTAAAAGAAGTCGTACACATTACATAGTAGTTCCAGAGTTATGGAATCTAGATGTACCTGAAGGTAGTAAAGATCTACTAATAGGTACTGATTTCACTAGACCTCTAGACATAGATGATATCATGCAGCCTACTGGCAGACCTGTTATAAAAGGTTGGACAGAACAAAGAACTGCTGAGTTTAAATACTATATGCGTAGAGATTTCATTCAGAGTATGAATGTATTACAACAAACTCCTTGGAAAATCAATACCCAAGTTCGTGATATACTACATCGTAATCGCGATAAAATATTAAATCAACATAAGAAATTTCCAAAGAAATATAAGTCAAAGATTATAGAATTTGATTTAACTATGGCTCGTTCAGATTTAATAGATGATAGAACTTTCTATCAGTATACTGAAGCAGACTATCGTGGACGTATATACTACACTACACCATTCTTAAACTTTCAAAGTAACGATATAGCTAGAGGTCAGATGCTATTCTCTAATGGAAAGCTTATGACAGCAGCAGGTATAAGAAGATTATACATACATATAGCTTGCTGCTACAACGAAACATATCATAAGGATAGTTTACCAGAGTGGCTAACGACAGACTATAAGCCATACCTTGAGGACGAGGGACTAGAAGATATATCAGTAGATAAGATGACGCTAGACGATCGCGAGGCGTGGACAGAGAATAACTTAAGACGTATACTAGACATAGCTTACAACCAGACAATAGACTTAACTGCCGAGAAACCTATAACATTTCTTGCTTGTGCATTAGAAATATACGATGCAACATCAACTGATGAACCTTGGTATACTTACTTACCTATACCTATTGATGGTAGTAACAATGGCTGGCAACATCTATGTGCTATATCTAAAGATAAAGAAGCAGCTGAACTTGTTGGCATCGTACCTCAGAAAATACAAAAAGATTTCTATGTACAGTGTGCTAAGAATTTAATCAGTAGATTACCTGAATGGTTTGATGAGAGGCAGATGCCTATGAAACATATCCGTAAAGGTATAGCTAAGCGTGGATCTATGACCCGTGCTTACAGTGCAGGCGCTAAGAAGATTGCAGAGAATATGTATCTTGATTGCCACGTAGAAGGATACTTAGAACGATACAACATTACTAAAGATGATTGCCAATTACTAGCTAAGCATTTAGTCAAAGCTATTGATGATGTATGTGCTGGTCCACTACAGACTATGAAGTTTCTACAGAAGATAGCTGAAGCAGAGATTGCTTCTGACTTTGCTAAAGAAACTAAACAGAAATCTATAAAGTGGACTACTCCATCTGGATTCCCAGTTATATATGAAGCATTCATAGATAATGAATTCAAAGAGAAAGCTATTATAAGTTGCAGTGAAAGACAAATTAAACCTGTTATTAGAAAGGATGACGGAACTGAGGAGGTAACTGATACCATACGTATACAACATGTAGGTAAAGAGAATACTACTAAGCCTAAGATTAAATCGTTTATGTCAGGTATATCTCCTAACTTTGTGCACTCAATGGACGCTGCTCATATGGCAAACGTAATACAGCAATGGGATGGAGACTTCGGTGCTATCCACGATTCATTCAGCGTACACGCATGTGATGTTGATGAATTACTACAGATAATCAAAGATGAATTCGTAATTATGTACGATCATGATAACTATTTTAATACGATAGAACGTATGATCGTTACAAATCATAATAATTTTAACTACACACAACCAAAGACTGGATCTTTGGAGATAAGAGAGGTGCAAGACAGTGAATACTTCTTCGCGTAAAGGAATACTACCAGTAAGATTAGGTATAGAGCCAGATAATAAGACAGCATTAAGTGAATTGAATATGGATCCGTCCTTAGCAGACTCAATGACTGATAGAGAATTAGATTTATTAATAATAGATAATGAATATAATAGAATAGTAGATTACTACAACAGCGAGGGTAAGGATGGTAAACAACCAGCTGGTATTTGGAAGGCTCATGCCATGAAACAAATGAAAGATAATTAAAAATAAAAAGCCCCTAAGAATACCGTAATGGTACTCTTAGGGGCTATTTTTTTTATCCAACATTTTGAGGAGAAAGACTTTGTCTATCTACCTCTTTAAATATTTTAGCTACGTTATTCTTAGTAATCCTAGATAAGCCAGCATTTCTTGCACTTAGTTTAATGTGCTTGTTTATTATATTAGTTATATCATAGATCTGTTTATTAGTTAAAACCTTTGAATATAAAGGATTAGGTATCCCAGCTTTTCTTATATCGTTAAGTATACTCATTCTTGTTTTGAATGCTATATCACCTATACGTTTTAGGTAAGCGTCTGTAGATTCTGGTCTTGAAAGCTTAACTAACGTTGCTGCTCCATTCACTACCTTAAACTCTTTACCCATAGGTGGAGCTTGTTGAGTTCTTTTTATGGCATCAGTAAGATATATATCCTTACCCATTTCTCCACTCTTTTTAACAACAGTGGTAAATAAATAAGCAAGACCTTTATGCTCTCCTTCTCCTCTCTTAGCAAGCTCCCAATCTACTTTAACATTAGCATTAACTCCTGTCATCTTAGCTTCATAATCTTTATTAGCTTCAGAGTACCATTCATCTGTTACTGATGTGATATAGCTATGATTCTTTATACTATTAGCCCAGTTTTTATTAGCCTCTTCACGAACAGTTTCATAAGAACCTAGATCAGTAACAAACGCATCGAATATAGGAAGCATAAATGCTCCACTCTTAGATCCGTTTTGTTTAGCAACTTCGTTTATTCTTTTCCAAGAAGCTCCTGTTCCTGTACGAGCTATCATGTTAGCATCATAACTTTGTACACCAATAGCTTGTATCCTACCGCCGTAACCTCCAGGACCTATGTCTCCACGTATAGCAGAGCCAGATACTCTAGACCCGTAGAACTGAGTTGTTATCTGTTGTACTTTACTATTAGGATCTTCAGGTCTGATATCATAGCCATACGATTTATCAAGGAAACTTTCCCTACCTGCTGCATAAGATTTAAAACCCATAGCATTTGTAAATACTAGAGGTATGTCTGTCATTTGAGCAAACAAAGCATTAGCTTTCATAACTTTACCAGCAGCTATAACATGATTACTTAATACATTAAATATAGAATCAACAAGCATTGTATGTAAAAATAATACCGCTTCTTCTTTAGATATATTATTTAGTGCCATTAACTCTTGTATAAGCTCGGAAGATTTACCTGTATCTATAACTTCTTTAACATGTTGCTTAAGTGATTCAATCTCTTGACCATATCCCATAGTCATAGGAGATTTCTTAAGGAAAACATTCCTATCAGCGATAGCTAATTTAAGAAGCTGTTCGTATATACCGTGTTGCTCTTCTTTATAGAGCGTACCTTGAAACTCACCAAGTCTGGCAAGCATATCAACACCCATAGCATCACGTAAATCTGGTAAGTCTGTAGCGTAGTAGTCCTGATCTCTTAGTAATCCAGCACGCTGCGCCATTTCATACACACCAATCAGTGCAGCATTAGTAGCAGGACCGTGCGTACGACCATCAATCTCTACACTTATAGATGTAGAGAACTGAGATTTATCAGCAGCAGCTTTTTCATATTTAGCTAGATCCATATAGTAATCAGCAAACAAAGGAGCTTCTTTATCGTGACCAGCTAAAATCTTTTTAAGATCAGGGAATTGAGATAAAGGATCGGCAGCATATAAGTTACTACTGAAAATCTCTTCTTTAATTGCCCGTGTTTCATTAACATCCTTAGCATTAGCTAATCTCTGTATATTCTCTTTAGCTTGAGTAACATTAAAACTATTCTTAGCTGCTAGTAATGCTTCACCATAGCGTACTGCTTGCCAATAAGATGAAGATTTATTTTTTCTTTGCTCTTCAAATATTCTTAAGCGTTGTTTAGTAGATAGTTTATCTATACCCTTAGCATTAGGATCTGCTTCTACTATAGGATCTGTCAAGATTCTAGTAGCTATTACTTCTTTCCAACTTGTTTCTAATTTACTATCAGATCTAGGTTTAAACGTAAACACATTACCACTACCAACAACACTACGTATTATCTTATGTGATTGAGGATTATATAATGTCTGTTGGACATGTGTCCGACCTGTTAAAGCTTGTACAGCATATGTAATGTAATTAGCTTTACCACCGTATCTAGCAATAGAATCTATTAAAGTAAACATTTTCTCTTGTTCTTGTCTAACTATTTGTTTTGGATCATACTTATCTAAGATAGCATCTAACGCTAGTATCTTCTCCCTATTTTCTTCAGGAGCTAGCATAAGCTGGTCGCGTTCTAGCATATAAGCTTGTCGTTGTCTGTCTGCTTTGCGCTCTCTCTTTATACCTACTTCAAACATGTCAGCGTAATAATTACTTCCGCTATCTGTTTCACCATCAAAGTTTCCTAAAGCTTGCATGGCAAACATTAAAGATAACGCTTCTCTATTAGGATCACTGACAAGAGCTATGCTATTATAGTTAGCAGTTGACTGCTCTATCAAAGACATATCACCTAAATCTTTATCCATAACAGTAGTTCTTTTACGAGTATATCTCTGTCCTTCATTGGACAGTTGACCAGTTGGCGTATTCTGAGGAGGTACTTCAGGTCTTGAGAATAAAGCTTTAAAACTATTATTAAGAACATTAAGATTACTTACACCTTTAGGAGTAAGAATAAAATCTACTTGTCCTTTTTGTCCTTTAATAATACCAGTCTTTTGAGTATCTCTATAAAGCATCTCAGGATTAGCTGCACTATAAAGTTCTTTACTTAAGTCTCCAAGCAAAGTGAAAGTCTCTTGTGTAATCTTACCTGCATCTGATACATAGCTATCAGTAGGTATGCCTTGCATTAAAGCTTGCTGTCTTTTCCAAGTTTCATAAACTTGTTTGCCTAACAGCGCATTACCTTTAGATTTAGATATTACCTTAGGTCTATACGCTGTAGTATCTGAGTTATCTATTTCGATATCATTCTCTATAACTTCAAGATTATCATCGATATCTGAGCTAGCATCGGAAGATATTAAAGTATTATATAAATGATCTTCCACAGTTAGAGATATAACTTTACCTAGTTCTGGATCAGGTACTATAACTCCGTCTTGTTCTATACCTCCATTCATTATTTCTGGATCAAACAATAAAGAAGTTAAATTAACTCCTGTTATACCACCTTGTTTAGCAGGCACAAATTTATCAGGTGCAGCTGTACTTCTAGTAGCTTCATCAAAACCATCTTCAAGAACCCTATCTTGTTTGTATTCAGTAAGGCTTGCTGCTAATCTTTGATTAATAACATCACCAGTTTGTGCAGCTCTTTGTAATGCAGCATTGATAGGAGAATCAACTGCGAAAGAAGCAGGTGATAGATCAGCTGTACCTAACCTTTCAGTTAATGCAGCTACTCTTTCACGATCCCATTGCTCAAACTGCTCGGCATCCATATCAATAGGACTAACTGGTTCAGGTGATCTTAACTCATTGCCTGCAGTATCTACGTTTTCTCTTTCAATAACATCATCTACGTTAGCGCTTGATATAACTGGGGCTATTGGATCTACATTATCATCAGAAACTTTTGATTGTTCAGCTTGAGGTATATGGTTAAATAGTCTATTTTTCTTTTCATCAAGAGCATTTACGAGAGGCGAAGAACCTGCCACTACACCAGCTCCACCTGTTCCACCTTTTCCTGCCATTAGTTATACTCCTTCTTTTTAGGTTTAATCGGTTCGGATTTACCGAATATTCCTTCAGATATATTTCTATTAAGTCTATTAAATGGTCCAATAAGTGGAGCAGTTTTTAGAAATGCATACAAACCTTTATCAGGTTGGCCTTGTATTATCTTACCTGCTCCTGAATATACACGAGATACATTAGATAATGCTGCTGCTTCTCCAGATATAGTATTGAAAAACCATTCTGCTGGATTGTCTGACGACTGTTCATATATAGGATACACAAAGTTCATAACTCTTTCACCAGTACCTAATAATCCTGATGCACCTATACCTCTCTGTATTTTTTCTACAGGATCTAAGTAAGGAGTCGGCTCTCCATATTTAAGTAAGTCTTTTAAATACTGCGACATGAATCCTAAGAATATCATAGTTGTCATAATAGCAAATGCATTATACTTAAGTGATGGGTTACCACGTTTAACATACTCACCCCACATCTTAGGTATTTGATTAGCTGTGAACGTAGATATAAAACCTTGGAACTGAGTAAACAAAGCTAGATGCTGGTTCTGATAGAACAAAGGTCTGTTGGCCGTGTTAGGAAGTGCGATAGCTATATTAACAAAGTTAAACTCTGCATCAAGCATCATCATATCAAACTCTTTCTGCTGCTCTAATGACCATGGACCTGCTTGTGTATTACTGTTAATAAGTAAGTTCACATTTATACCTAAGTTTCTAAGAAGTTCTTCAGATTCTTGGGCATCATTATTTTTCGGTGCACCAGATCTTCTTTGATCTATTATAGTATCTAAATGACTCATAATATAATCATCTGCAATAGATGCACGTATGCTACGAGTATAATCTGTCCACTGCTGTAGACCTATTACTCTAAAATACTTATCTAATAAACGTCTTGAAGCGTGGGTAGTTTCTGTAGCACCTGTCGTCTGTGCTGCGCCTACATCCCAATCAAAGAAGCCAAGCTCTTTTATTCTTGCTTGTCTTGTTTCTTTTTTAAGCTGGCGATTAGTAGAGTTCCATCTTGGGTCTGTCATTGTAGCCCACATAGCCTGTGCAGCTTCTTTAGATGCATTACGTATCTCTTTAAATATTATATTAGGAGGTACGCTCACTGCTGTAATAGCTAATTCAACAAATGAAGATATAGTTGCAAGAGGTAAACCAGCTATAGTAGTCCATACTCCTAGATTTTTCTGTATCTTAGATATGTTAGCGTTCTTAATACGTTTGTAGTTACCTGATTCAGCATTTAAATAGTCTTGCATTTGTTTAGCTATTCTATTTACTTCCTCTTCAGGTACTCCTTCTTTTACAGCGTTGTTTAAATGGAAAGCAATCTTTTCATTACCATCACCTAGAAATTCTTGGTATGTAATGAATCTTGATGCTGACTTAGACGCGTTAGATATATTAACAAAGGCATCGTTCTCCATAAACTCTAAGAATTCTTTCTTTTCAGATAAACCTAGCGTACGTCCTTTGTGAGATGCAGGTACAAATCTACCTCCACCTACGTTAAAGTCTTGCTCACTACTTAAAGTATCTTGATTAAGAATATTATCAGTTAATGTAGTAGCATCAGACTTACTCATTTTATATGTAGTCATTAGTGTCTGTATAAACTTGGCTCTATTTTTTTCAATAGCCGCTTTATTAAATGACTTGTATTTCATTAGGTAATTATTAAGTTTACCAACATTAAAATCCTTACCGTTAGTTTTAGCAGCTGACTTCTGATCTGCGTATAGTTTTTCACCAAGTATAGTTACATCGCTATAGTACTGTCGTAACCAAGTCTCATGAACTTTTAAATCAGCAGGTAAAGTATCCCATTTTATATCGCTACCTGTTTTATCTCCTAACCACATTCCAAAAGAAGTAATTATTGCAGAGATACCTGCTTGGTCTACTGTTTTAAACCCAGCTTTCTGTGCGTATTCTGCAGGGGTAGAAACTAAATTACGATACTGAGTTAGCAAATGCTTCTTTCTATTTTCAAAGTTAACACCTGAAAACGTACGTTGTAAGTTAGCTCCAAACATATCTGCTAGTTTACGTAGTGAACGAGACTTTTCTTGTAGAGTATCTGAGAATATAAAACGTGTAGATCCTCTCCATAAAGCAGGCACAGATTCCCATGCTCGTTTAACTCTTTGCCAAGTATCCATATTTTTATCAGATGCTTTGCTCTCACTACCACGTTGGTCCATACTTTTAGAAGATAGATCAATAGGTTCTACATTATATTTAGCTTCTATTAAAGAGGCTTGTGCAAGTCTTGCTGCATAATCACCGTCAGTCTCTGTTTGTATTGACATAGTACCATCTGCTAATATGACACCTCCGCTTTTTCTTTGCGGAAGTCTTAAGAAATCTATTTTTTGCTGATCCCTTTTAGACACAGGCTTTTTAACTTTTCTACGACCTATTTCTATTCCAGTCTCTTCATTAAGGTTTTGTATAGAGGGTATGTAACCGGACTCATCTAACTCTGCTTCTGCTTGAGCTCCAGCTCTTGATAGTTTATTTGGATCTGCTTCAGCTTGTCTTACAGCTATGTCAGTCCAAGCTCCTACATCAATCGCTGCTCCTGGTATAGCAAATCCTCCACCAAGAGTACCACCGGCTATAGTAGCATTAAGTAATCTATTCTGTAATTCAACAGCGTTAAATACTTTATCACTACCAACTACAGCAGCCATATAGGCTGTTGCTTCTTGCATAGCTTCAGTAGTACCTTCTACTGCTGAGCCAACACCCATCCTTTTAGTAAGAGATCTTAATATATTACGGGCTTTAAGTTGATCTTTAGCTACAGTCGCAGCTGCACCTGTAAGTAGAGCAGCCTCTTTTCTAGTAGCTTGAGCTATAACAAGACGAGCTTGGTCTATAGTTAATGTGTTTCCAGGCTTAGCCATCAATCCTTTGACAGCTTTCTCAACCACATCCTTACTCATGAAACTACCAGTGATACCTTTCAAACCTATTCTATCTAGTACAGCTTGAGTTATACCAGCAGCCACAGCAAGCGTAGCACTTTTGTCTTCGCCTTCCATCTCATTCCAAGTTTGACCTGTATACAGAGCAACAATAGGTAACATAGATGCACCATAAGTAGGAGCTGCTAACGCTGCTCCAACCATAGTTGTAGCCATATAAGGTAAGGATACTACAGCATTATTACCTAAGAATTCAAAGAACTCTCCAACGTTATCTATATCCCATTCATTGCCGATAGTATTACCAGCATCATCTAGTCTAGGTTTAAGAGCACTTAACTTTACTTGTGGCATGTTCTCTAATTTAGAACGAAGCCTTGATATATTCTGCTCACCATAGTTTTCCATCCAGTCGAAACCAGTTTTCTCACCAAGCATATCAGCTATACCATATAGACCTTCCATAGCTCCAGTAGTTCCAACATCCCATGATGTGCTTAACGGATGCTTAGAGTTATTCATAATATCTCTATCACTACTACGTAGACTTACTAAGTCTGTAGTGTAGGTTTTAGCTACAGCTTGACGTTGCTCATATGCTTCTATAGATTCACCGGGTTTACGTTCAGAATATAAACTAGCTAACTGCTTCTCATCAAGCGCTTCCTTTCTAATTAGTTTACTATAGTCTCCTGATTCAGCATCAGTAGCTTTTTTAATAAGTTTGGCACCAACTTCCCAGTCAGTCATGCCAGCTTCGTATGCTGAGTCTGCCCTAAAGAGTTCACCATACGCTGCTTTTTCTATATCACTTTTACTACTGTAAGTATTTATATCTGCTAAACCTTGAGATGCAAGAGTAGCGGAGAAATCATTACCATAATCATCTTTGAGTCTAACTAATTGACGGCTGCCTGTTGTGTCCATCTTAGGAGAACCGTCTTCATTAGTTAAATATACTACATTTGTAAACCCTTTTTCATTAGCAAATTTAGGTATTACTAAGTTAGCCATGTCACCGCCAGCGGTTCCTGGAAGTAGAGTTAGATCTCTATCTTTTTGTAGTATCCTAGTTTTTTCGGCTACTTCTAATCCTTCGATACGGAGAGTATTATTATTAGAATCTATTAAAGTATCGGCATCAGAGAATGTAAAACCACCACCACCCTTTAAAGAATTATCGGGTAGTGATACGTTTTGTAAACGATTTGTTCCCATTAGGTAACTCCTTTTACTATGGATTTAATCCTGCTATTTCTCTACGAACCCAAGCCATAAATAAAGACTCGCCTTTTTTAAGATTATTTTCAGCAGCTTGTATATTAGATTTATTACCGCTTATAGAAACCATTACACCATCCATTTTGAAAGACGTTGACGTTCCTGCCATGTCAGCTTGAAACAAATTGAAATAATCTCTATATTTATCTATCATTTCTCCTTGACCTTTAACACTAGTAACATCTTTAATTTTATTTTTACCTGCGTTGGCAAGTTTTTCATTGAAATTAATAACTTGTAATGTGTTAGGTGTCTTACCATCAGCACTCTCAAATAGTTCTGCTCCAATACCTGATCTCTGTCTTATCATTGCTGCATTTAAGTAAGGTTTAATATTACCTACTGTAAGTTTTTTGTGCAAAGCCAAATCTTTTTTCATTGCCTCGAACGCTAGTCTTGATACTTCAGCTGCCGCTCCTAAATTTAAGTCACGATCCTCAGCAAATTTAGCTACTTGAAGAGATAATGTATCAGAACCAACTGTTAGCCTTTGCATTTCCAAAGTGCCATTGTTGTCTTCATCTTTATTTATAGTAATCATCTCGTTAAGAGAACCAGCTAATGCCTTAGCAGCTTTGTTAGTTCTTTCTATATATTCGTCTGTACCTTTAACTCGACTAGCATTCTTCTGATTCCAATCAAGACCTATAGGTTGCATATAACCTGGTTTCTTAGGGTCACTAGGATTAAATGTGTAGTAAGTATCTTTAGAACCATCAGCTCTTGTTCTTTCAACTTGAATACCAGTTATAGCTTTACCAGCTTTAGCACTATAGAATTCTTTATTATTACCTTTTAAATTATAAGTAGCTCCACCACCTGATATTTCATCTAAGTCACTTTCTTTTCTAGAATTTTTGTATAGCTCAATAGAAGCTGGTGTATATAACTTAGAAGTAATAGCTGCTTTAACACGAGCTGTGTGATTAGCATCATTAGTTTCAATACGCTTAAGATAATATTTACCAGACCAAGCTAGTGAACCACTATGAGAAGCACCCATAGCACGAGAACCAAGATACAAAATAGCCATACGTTTCAATTCATCTGTATCAAGTAGATCACCAAAGAATTTCTTTAAGAATCCTTCTGTCTTCTCAATTACTATAGGTTCTTCTTTTAACTTTTCCTTACCCTTATTAATAACAGCATTAATGTCTGTACTTACTTTACTATCGGTACCATCTCCTGTATTTATTACTGTACTTAATCTGTTTTTAAGTGCACCTGTATTTAATAACGCACTTGATTCTACATCACCATCTTCAATACCTGTAGTAACCTTCAAGTTACCTTGTTTAGTAAATGAAGACTCATAAGTTTTATTAGCTTCAACAAGTCTTTCTTTCTCATTTGCAAGTTCTAACGCTAGCGCAGCTGCTTTTTCTTCAGCTTCTATTCGTAATTTTTCTAACCCATTTGCTTTTGCTCTCTTAGCTATTAAAGTTTGTTCTTCATATTCGCTAGTTAATCTTTTAAACTCTTTCTCTGCTAAGACTTTCTCACTAATACGTTGTTGCACAATCCTAGTATCTTGAACTTTTATAACATCTGCTTGCGCCTGCTCCCATTTTCTTTTAAGCTCTTTAATTTGACTGTCACTGCCACCCTTCTTTATAGCATTTTCAAGTGCGTTTTCAAGTGTTACTACTTTTTTCTTTTTATTTTTTTCAACATCAGTGATATCGTCTATGAAATCACTAGTGCCATCACCTATAACAAAACCACTAGGCACAAAATTCTTTTCAGTAAGTTGCGTTAACTTTTCTTTAGCTAGCTTCTTTTTATCTGCTGCAGTTAACGGCCTTACACTATCTGGACTATCAAAATTTCTGCGCTCCTCGCTACCTTCTTCTCGCTGTAAAGCGTTTAGATAGTCTTCTTCTTTTATATCTGATTGCATTTGCTTTACAGAGTCTGTATTAGAATATTCATCAGCTGAAGGTATACTAGTATTCATCGGAGATGGAACCCTAGGATCTTGATACTCAGCTCCACTGTATCCAGTATTAGCAGGAACTTTACGTTTGTCAACTAACTCTAATTCAGGTATCATATACCCATCACCTGTTGAATCAGGATTTTCTACTAAATCAAATAGAGAAGCTCCTTGCTTTTCAGTATATGTAGATGGTCGTCTTGGTTTATCGTAGTTACCGTTTCGCTCATCATAGTAATCT